CGAATAGGCCGCGTTAAAAAGGAGAGAGTATTATGAATCGAGTAATCGAAATTCGTGCCGCAGAAGGCGGAGAGGACAGCAAGTTATTTGTAAAAGATTTGGCGCAAGCCTATATCAAGTTCGCACACAGCAAGGGCTGAACTACCCGCCTGATAAATGAGTATCTTGGCGAGTTACATATCCTTGTCGAGGGTGCTGATTTATCCGGCTTAGAGAACGAAGCAGGTGGGCATAGAATACAGCGTATTCCGCCTACCGAACGTAAAGGTCGTGTTCACACTAGCACAGTGACCGTAGCTGTCATAGACACTACTGAGAGCCAAAGAGCCGTAACTATACCTAGCATCGACTTAAAAATCGAATGGTATAGTGGCACTGGTGCTGGAGGTCAACATCGAAACAAACACCAAAATTCGTGTCGGATAACCCATATTCCAACGGGTGCGGTCGCAACGGCCCAAACTCGAAGTCGTCAAAACAGCTACGAACAAGCACTATCTGAAATCCATAGAAGGGTCATAGACCAGACAAAAGCAATGATGGAGTCAGACGTAGCACAGAATAGACGGCAGCAAGTTGGGTCGGGTATGCGTGGCGACAAAATTCGAACTTACCGATTTCAAGATGACCGAGTCCAAGACCACATAACAGGAAAAGTTGCTAATACTAAAAAAGTATTACAAGGCAATTTTGACTTACTATGGTTGACAGAATAACCTTTTGAGGGTATACTATGTATACAGTCAATAGAAAGGAGTCGAAGATGGCAAGAATCCCTGCCCCTAATGTTAAGGCTTTCCGTGTTGAGCTAACCGAGTATGAACGTGGTTGGGGACAGAAACACTGGGATACTTGGTATTTCGATAACGAAGCAGAAGCTCGACAGGCTGCTATTGATTACAACCTAAAGCATAACAATCTAAAAGAAGCACCAGATTGGTATGTCCGTGCTGATTATGTAGGACCAGTTCGATGACAGTTTACGCAGATGGAGTTCGATACCAAACAATGTATCTGCCCTGCGGTGGCGTAGCAGAGTTCGATGAAAGTAGCGGTATTAGTTATCGATGTGAACTCTGCGGCGCTGTAGTAGGTAGTATAGGTCAACCTCGCAGTTGTAAGGAAGAAGCAGATAAATGGCGTGCCTACGAACAAGCAGGATTTTGGAAGTGGGATTATAATACAGGAGAAAAACGTGCCGTGGATTCAAAACGTAGCACTAGCGGATATTCCTAAGGGACATCATGTGCGTGTAGGCGAGAATAGTATGCTGATCCAAATTGTGGATCCAGCTATGGAGTTTCCTACTCCTAAGCATCAGTTCAAAGAAGTTCATCAGTTTGAGTTTCTTGACCTTGAAGAAAACGATGCTTGGGGTGAGGAATTCAAAGTTACCGACGAGCAGGCAGAGCAACTTGTAAGACTGTTACAACATGCTCTTGACAAGCGTATGGACGTTGTAGTCCATTGTGTAGCAGGTGTGTGCCGTAGTGGCGCTGTCTGCGAAGTAGGTGTCATGATGGGCTTCAACGATACTGAAGTGTTTCGTTCGCCTAACCTTATGGTCAAGCACAAAATGATGAAAGTCTTGGGTTGGACTTACGATGAAAACGAACCTCACACTATTAACGGTGTGCCGTTCGAATATGACGAACTGAACAACAAGGTGTTCAAGGCACCTCCCCAAAAAGAAGACACCTATGACTAAATCTCGTTTAGCAGGATCTTTGTTTATTTTAATAGGTGCTGTGTTTTTTCTATCATCATTTTTGTATGATGTAGGATCTATAACAGCACCGGGTCCTGCTTTTTTTCCTAGAGTAGTTAGTTTTATTGTTATAGTGCTAGGATCTTTAATGCTTGTTAAGAAATGATAGAAAATTTATTGTTAGGGCTGTCTGTAGTTTTTTCATTTAATGGCTTTTTGTTTTTACTTGCCGGATGTATATTAGGAACAATTATAGGCATACTTCCGGGTATAGGAATAGTGGCAACTCTGGCTATACTTTTTCCTTATACATACGGAGTGTCGCCTACTTATACTATCATAATGATGGCCGGCATTTATTATGGTGCCCAATACGGAGGATCTACTACAAGCATTTTAGTTAATACGCCCGGCGAACCTTCGAGTGTAATGACCTGTATAGACGGGTATAAAATGACACAAAAAGGTTTTGGTGGACAAGCGGTTGTTGCCGCAGGTATTGCTAGCCTTATTGGCGGATTGATTACCTTATTTCTAATATCCTTTTTAAGTCCCATAATGTCTCAGATTGCTTTTAAATTTGGGCCACGGGAGCTATCTTTGTTAATGCTGTTAGGACTTATTAGTATTAGTGCTATAACTAATAATAATTTGTTTGCCGGAATTGGTATGGCATTTATAGGGATACTATTAGGATTAATTGGAACTGATATTATTTCAGGTGCTATAAGATTTACAGGAGGAAACATCAATCTTGTAGATGGAATAAGTATTCCTGTAATTGCTATAGGAGTATTTGGAATTGCTGAAATTTTAAGGAACCTGTCTTCAAAAGAAGATATTAAAGTTTCTCATAGTCTAAAAATAAATTTTGGTTGGAAAGAATTCAAAAGAATAATTCCCAGCAGTCTGCGGGGAACCAGTGTAGGATCTATATTTGGTTTAATCCCAGGTGGCGGCACTATAATGGCTAGTTTTGCTGCCTACACTTTAGAAAAGAAAGTTAGTAAAAATAAAGATCAAATGGGCAGTGGTGCTATAGAAGGTGTTGCGTCACCTGAATCAGCTAATAACGCCGCTTCTCAAGTAGCATTTGTTCCTCTTCTAACTTTAGGGATTCCGGAAAATGCTGTAATGGCATTAATGCTGGGTGTATTAACTTTTTCAGGATTATCTCCAGGACCTCAACTAATAGACAAGAATCCAGAATTATTTTGGGGATTACTTGTTAGTATGTTTTTAGGCAATCTTATATTGGCTATTTTAAATATACCATTGGTTAAAATTTGGATTTCTTTTTTAAGAACGCCAAGAAAGATATTATATCCAATCCTGTTTGTAGTATCATTATTTGGAGTTTACAGTATAAACAGTTCATTCTTTGAAGTTGGGTTAGCTGTTATACTTGGAATTTTTGGTTTCATTTTAGTAAAATTAGATTTAGAACCAGCACCATTAATGTTTGGATTTGTAATAGGACCAATGTTTGAAGAATATCTACGGAGAGCATTGCTAATAGCAAGAGGTGACTTTTCATATTTTGTTGAAGGAACAACCAGCATTATCTTATTAACTGTGACTATTTTGGTGACGTTGTTTGGGATTTTTAAAACTTTTAAAAATAAAGGAATTTGATTATGTGGCTAAACAGAAAAGATATTAAAAAGATACAAGAAGTTTTGGACAAGTTTCCTGATGTAGAAACATTCGAACTTGACCAAAATAGTGAAAGTGGAATTGGTTCAATCCTTACCATGACATTCCCGCAAGAAATAAATGGGTTGCGAGCAAGCGTAGACATTGAAATTTCGGGCGTAGAAGATTGGTAATTTGTTGTAAAAAAGCCACAAAGCCCTGCTTGACAGGGCTTTCGTTTGGCAGTATAATATAGATATAGTAAGAAATAAGAGAGCGAAAAATGGCGAACGTTAAAAAAGGTAATTTAACTGCTCCGCCGCAGTGGTGGAAGCACCTAAAAGATTGGAAGCGTGTCTTTTGGAAAGCAGAACGACAAGCCCAAAAGCGAGACATTAAGAATAAGGACGAAAAATGAGAACATGGATTACAAGTGATCTCCATTTTGGGCACACAAACATCATGAAGTTTTGCCCACAGTCGAGAGCAAGATTTAAAAACGATGTAAACTACATGAACGAGGCTATGGTCGCAGAGTGGAACAGCTTGGTTCAGCCCGAAGATACAGTTTACATTTTGGGAGATGTGGCATTCTTGCCTGCTCAAAAGGCCACAGAGTATATGCGACGTTGTAATGGACGTAAGATTTTGGTTCAAGGTAACCACGACCGCAAGTTGTTAAACGACCCTGGCTTCCGTAGTTGCTTTGAAGAAGTTCACCACTATTTGGACATTAACTACAATGGGCACAAGTGCGTGATGTTCCACTATCCAATCGCGGAATGGGACCAAATGCACCGCGGTGCTTTACACTTCCACGGACACTTACACGGTGGCCAGAGCGGTTTAGAGCAGTTCCGTGCTCGTGACATGGGTATGGACGCAACAGGTATGATTGTAGTTGAAATGGAACGTGCCATTTCGGATGCTTTAACCGGCCAAATCAAAGGGCATCATGTGTAATACTTTAGTGTTATATTGACACTCTGAGTATTTGGTGCTATAATACATGTATTGAAAGAAAGGAGCAGTTATGGAATTCACAATGCAACTTGACGGATTTGATATTGTCCGTAAGGCACAGGTCTACGCCATGGCTGCTCACGCGGCTGTTGGACAGAAGCGTAAGTACACTGGTGAGCCCTACATCGTTCACCCGGCAGAAGTGGCCAAGATCGTAGCAGGAGTTCCCGGTGCTACAGAAGACATGGTTGCGGCAGCTTGGCTTCACGATGT